GAACGTAGTCAAGCTCGAGAAATAGCAGAAACCAGACTTGACAAAATTGAAACTCCGTTCATGCCCGATCGATCTGCATGGGCACAACGAATCAGTCAATTTCACTGGAGCCATCATGAACTTAGAGATGGTACAGCATGGGCACATATGAGAAAGTTTGTAGAAAAATGATAGAAATTATAACCAGTTTTGATAAACGTTACTACGATCTTATTGGCAAAGATTGTGTATCTAGCTTTTTGGAATTATGGGATCCGCAATTCACCTTTACCTGTTATACAGAAGGTTTTCAATTGGATCCACATGAGAGAATCAAACAAATTGACTTTGATCACAAAGTTGACCCGGCGTATACACGATTGCAAGCAGATACCGAGTACGGTGTGCAGGTTAAAAAATTCAGTAAAAAAGCATTTAGCTTTATACATGCTATGTATCACAGCACTGCAGATTGGATCTTGTGGCTAGATGCTGATGTTGTTACAATGAAGTCGCCTCCAGCCCATGTAATATTGGACTGCATGCGATCAGAAGATCTTGCCATGTACATGGGAGTAACCTATACTCAAGATAAGTCAGGCAATCCTGGATCATGGTTGGTGCCCGAAACAGGTGTGTTTGCCGTAAACACCCAGCACAAAAAGTTTAATGCGTTTAGAAACGAGTATCGTAGACGCTATGTTGAACGTGATCATGCGGACCTGCGCAGATTCTACGACAATGATGTGTTTGGTGCCGCAATCAATCTTGCTGACGCACCAGTGTATGATTTGTGTGAAGGATTTGCCAAGCCTTACAAAACACCCTTGCCACACACAGTACTAGGTGAGTATCTTATACACTACAAGGCCAAGCACAGCAAGGCTGAATATCAAGCAGACCAATAACCTTCTGTGCGTGGTTGTATAAGATCCTTGGCCATGCTACGTCCAGTTTCTTTTCGCTTGCCTTTGAGGTGGTCAAGGTAAGCACCCCAAGCAGTGTTGATCAGCGGGTGTCCTTCGCCTTTGATCAATCCTGCACTCCAGTTTAGTTGACGCCATTTAGGGTGCGTGGCTTGCACTTCGTTACGAGTTTCATCAAACACCCAGCAGTCGTTCCACTCAGCCATGGTCATAAGACGTCCTGAATCATAGGCCAATTGAAACTCTTTGAGCCACGCTAGTGTAACAGTATCCCGTAGGTTCATACCGTACAGGCCGCATTCACTAAACTTGCGTTCACGACCTAGGTATGCCAATCCAATCTTGGGCGGCATTTGACTGGTAATAAATTCTTCAGTAATAGGTGTGTGGCACACCATGTCTGCATCCATCCAAAATAGTACATCAGCGTCACAATTGGCCGCAGAGTGAAACACTGAATATGTTTTGTGACTGAATCTAATAGCGTCCCAACGAAAACCCATGCCTGGTGCTTTGCCTTTACGGTCTGCTGGACCAGTTGCTACCAAGCCACGAGCACGTGGATCATTACCCCAACGCTGTTTGAATGCTACAATTTCAGGACTCACAGCATGCAAATCTCTAACATGCAGATTTGGTGCGATTTGCCGTATTGCACAGTCTTCAGTGTAAACGTATAGATCAATTTCTTTGGGCCAGTTTTGCAAGAACGTGTCAATCATGCGACTGGCATAGCGGTCATACCCGCTGGCATTGAATGTTGTGACAACTGCATATTTCATTTGGGTATCCATATTGTGTTTGTTTTGCTTTTGACCAGGGCAGGCTCATAAGGGCCACACAAGTCATTTAACCATTGTTGATGTTGATCTCGCTTGCCATTGTCTTCCAACAGCAACCAAGGTCTGTTGCGACGAATTGTTTCGCGACTGCCTTCTAACACAGCATCTTCAAATCCTTCAACGTCAATCTTGATCCAATCTACACGGTCAAAGTTGTACTGATCCAGCGTAACTAATGTACAGTCAAAATTTTCATATTCAGGATCATCTGAGTATTCTGTTACTTGTTGGCTTTGCCCACATTTCAAAGTTTTCATGCTAAACTTAGCAGTCTGTGGCTGATTGCTTATGCCCAGGCAGTGGAGTTCGACGTTGTTGTAGTTTTCTAAATTTTTCTCCAGCACTTCAAAATTCTTAGGAACAGGCTCAAAGCATATCACACGTTCAAACAGTTCTGCCGAAGGTTTGGCAAAGATCCCAATGTTGGCACCAATGTCGATCATAGTGCGCTTGCGAGGTATGTTCTGATAAACGTAATATCGATATCGTTGTTGGTAATGTACGTCCACAACGTCTTGCAAGCGTTCACTGAAGAAACCATTGAGCGGTTCGGACGAATACCAGTGTGAGTTTATTTTGTGCATATATAACTATTTAATCACAATGAAGATCAGTCTGTTTAATAATTTTGGTGCCAAAAACTCAGTGCCAATTTTTCAAGCCATTGCCCAAGGACTTGTGTCCCAAGGACACACGGTGGTTTATCACGACCTTACAGCGGATGTGGCTGTGGTATGGAGTATGTTGTGGACCGGGCGTATGCGTCCCAATCAAGAAGTTTACGAAACATTTAGGCGTCAGGGCAAGCCAGTAATTGTTGCCGAGGTTGGCATGATACAGAGAGGACAAACTTGGAAGATCGGCGTTAACGGTACTGGTATTGGCAGTTATAACTTCAATGATCTCGTTGCCAATCGTGCGGCTACCCTTGGTCTTGGCCTTAAGCCTTGGCGTTCTGGCGCAAACATTGTGATAGCCATGCAACGACATGACAGTCAGCAATGGGCAGGATTGCCCGGCATAAATGCATGGTTAGCCAAGGTTGTAAAAGAAATCAAACAACACAGCAATCGCCCCATTGTAATTCGTCCTCACCCCCGAGGAACTTGTCCAATGCCACAAGGGTGTTTGATCGACAAACCTAAATTTACATTTGGCAGCTACGATGACTTTGATTTTGATCGAGTGTTAAATAGTGCTCACTGTGTGCTAAATTGGAACTCGGGGCCGGGTCCGCAAGCATTGATGGCAGGTGTGCCTGTGTTTGTGGGTCCAGACAGTTTGGCCAGCACTGTTGCCAACTGGGACTTATCACAAATAGAAAATCCTCCACGCCCTGATCGCAGTGTATGGCTAGAACAACTGGCGCACACCGAGTGGACTGTGGAGGAAATTAAATCAGGATTGCCGTTTAAACGCTTAGTCTTTTGATATCAGCATCAACCATGTCACGTATCATGGTTTCAAAGTCAGTACGTGGTTTCCACCCCAACTGTTCTCTAGCACGAGCACTATCTCCACGCAAACTGTAAAGTTCTGCTGGACGTTTAAATCGCGGATCACTTTTTACAAGGTGTTTCCATTCGTGAATTCCTGCATGTTCAAATGCCACACGACACAAGTCACCAATAGTGTGTTGTTGTCCGGTAGCAATCACATAGTCGCTGGCTTTTTCTTGCTGTAACATCAACCACATGGCTTCCACAAAGTCACCGGCAAATCCCCAATCACGAGCACTGTCTAGATTGCCCAAGGTAACATCATTTGCTAGGCCCAATTTAATACGTGCCACTGCATCTGTAATCTTGCGAGTGACAAATTCACGACCACGCAAGGGCGATTCATGATTGAACAAGATACCCGAGCAAGCATACAAACTATAACTTTCACGAAAGTTAATAGTCATCCAATGTGAATACAACTTGCTCACGCCATATGGTGATCGTGGACGGAATGGTGTGGTTTCACCTTGCAGGCCAGGTTCCGTGGCATTGCCAAACATCTCTGATGTGGATGCTTGATAAAATTTTGCATTGGGATTGTGCTGACGAATCGAATTGAGTAAATTCAACGGACCCATGCAGTTTACTTCTGTCGTGAGTTTGTTCAACTCCCAACTGATGCCAACAAAACTTTGAGCCGCAAGATTATAGACTTCTTGTGGTTTGACGCTTTGCATGATGTGATTCATGTTGTTCTCATCGGTAATATCACCAGTAATGAGTTCAATGTCATTTTCAATGCCTAACCATTTGATGTTGTCAAGATTGGGATTTGAATAACGCTTAACAAGGCCATAAACATGGTAGCCTTTTTCAACTAATAATTTAGCTAGGTATGGGCCGTCTTGCCCTGTCATGCCTGTAACAAATGCTGTGGGTTTCATATGATTCTCCAATACAATATGTATCAGTTGAACCTGTGCCTGCGTATTTTTTAGACTTGTATGTCTTCCATGCCGGCTGCACGGAGTCGTACTACATGTCCAGCCATCCATTGCTTGGAATCTAGACCCTTCATGATACCCAACCAACGATTGCGCAAGTATGCAACTTCGTTGATAATGGTTTCGTAATCAATCACTTCGTCCTCACCGTCCACATACTTTTCAGCATCTCGACTGGTCAATGCTCGTGCATATCCTTCTAGATACTTTTGAAAATGTTTGCGTCGAATTTTGCGTAGCTGAATATTGAGGTAATTCAACACAGCTTCAATTTCTTGCAGCTGATTGAATCTGTGTTCTGTAATGCCTGGCAGAGCTGTGATATTTTTTTCTACAATTCCGCCAATCCTGCAATCACGCTTGGCATCATCAAGCTCTCGCTCGTAGTGCTGCACAAAGTCAGGAATGGCGGACAAGTCCGCTACTACACGGGCATACCACATTTAGTCTTCCCATTCAGATTCGTTGTCGTCATCGTCGATGTCTTCGTCGATGTCTTCGTCTTCTTCGTAGTTTTTGTCATTGTCAAGATATGCTGTGAGTGCTCGCTTGACATCGCTGTCATGCTTGAATGCATTAAGAATGTCTTCTACATCTTCATCATGATCAATCAGTACAGCCACCAATGTTTCGGCAGCTTCGCTACGATCTACTGTGTTGACATAACGTTTGAGTTCGTTCCAGATTTCGCTTGCTACTATTGAACTCATTCTGCATCCTCACTTTCGGCCTCGGTTGTGGCAGTTTCTCGAATGTTGCCAAAATCGCTCATCACAGTGTCCAGGCAGCCGTCGTCGTTGCGTTCCCAACCTTTGCGGAACTTCTTGATGATCTCTCCAGCACTTGTGGTAAACACAAGACTGTTGCCTTCTTTCTTGAGCATGCCTTTTTTCTCAATCAAGTCAGTAAGACCTGAGTAAGGGCTCATACCTGTTGTGTATGGAATCTTGACCTGCACACCTTCAAACGGCTTGGCATAACGTGTTTTCATGACCTTGCAGCCTGCACGAATACCGTTGACTTCAGACACCTTGTTGCCGTCTTCGTCTTCTTTGAGCTTCATCTTTTTCATAGCAACCACGATACTGGATGCGTAAATGAAACCCTGGCCGCCGGAGATCTTGTCATCCGGATCGAACATGTCTTGACTTGCGTATGTGTGATTGGTACATACCAGACCTACGTTGTAGCTACCAAACATGTTGACACAGTTACGAACCAGGGCTGTGAGTGCTTTGGGTTTACGACCCAAGTCACCTTTCATTTCGCCTGCTTCAAACTGATTCACGTCTGTGGGCGTCAACAACATTCCCAGGCTGTCAATCACAAACAATACCTTGGGACGTTCGCCATCGGGCAAGGCCTTGTAGTCGATCATGAATGTGGAGATAGTCTTGGCCACATCGTCGATCATGGCCATGCTGAGTTTGAGCAATTTGCTTTCGCTAGTGTCAACTCCCAGAGCCTTGAGCCAGTCTTCGTCTAGTGCGTTTTCGCTGTCAACTAATACAACAAAGATGCCTTGCTCTTGTGCATGCTTCACAATGTTGCCGCTACAGATGTAGCTTTTGCCTGCACCTGAATCGCCAGCAAACACAGTAACTTTGCCCAAGGGAATGCCACGGTTAAAGTCGCCTGAGATCAGATAGTTCAAGGCATAGTTGCCTGTGCTGATCCAGTCGGTGGGATCATTGAAGCCAATCGAAAGGCCGTCAATGCTTTTGGTAATTTCCTTACGGAATTTTGAAATGTCAAAGGGTTTTCCCATATTTTGCCTATGTAAAAAGAAATGCACAGAGAGTTTCCTCTCTGTGCGATGCCAAAGTGTTTACTTCTGACGGCTACGAATCATGGCCAAAATGTCTTGTGCATTTTGTGTTGCCTTGGGTGCTACGATTGGTGCAGCGGCTGCTTCGGCAGCGTCTTCTTCCCAAGGTGCTGCTTCTGCTACAGGAGCAGGAGTTGCTGTACGTGCCACAGGTGCAG